GGGGTCGTGGTCGTGGTACCTACACTCGTATCCGCCGCATTAAGCCGGACTGAATTTGAAATGGCAGCAGGAGCCGCAGCCGCCGATTGGTCATAGTAAGGGCATATGGCTACATCGATCCACTCCGGTCCTTCGGTAATATGGTCCGCTACTAACGTGGCCGTAAAGGTAGTAATGTTTCCAGTTGTAAGGAAATTATTCGAACCAACTGGCAGTCCTTCAGAGGCAGAGGGGGTCCAGTCGTTTACGGTCCAACCGGGACTAACACCGACTTCAATGTAGGACAGGCGGGTACCAGTCGGTACATTTGTGGTTGTAAGGGTAAGTGTAACCACACCTCCCTCATCGACCGTGGCGGAAGTAGCACCAGCTATTTTCAAGTTGTAGGTAGCTGGCGCCATGGTCGTGGTCGTGGTCGTCGTTGTGGGCGCCATGGTCGTGGTCGAGGGGCAGGCATTTCCAATATTGATAACAATGCTAGTGCCGTCAGAGCACGTCGCCGTTAAGTTCGGAAATTGAAAACTCACATCCGTGATACATCTATCCTCTAGTAGAGATAGGGCTAATTTATCTAAAAGCATGGAACGTTTCCTTTCGCGTGAGCTTTTTGTTTGCTGTTGGAGTTAATGCGCTTCCCAGAAAACTGTCTTGCGCACGGGACTGATATTCGGGACCGTCATTTGGTATAAATAAAATGGCACGACCACCGTGCCAAAATCTAGGTCCACAACGGCTGGGCCGGGTGTAAGGCCTGAGTCCCGCCGCGCGCCGTTCCAGCCAACAATCTCACCAGAGTTTAAATTCTTAAACTCGGCAGGACCATATGCAACTGGGTATGCGTAATACAGGCTTAGGTTAGGACCGTCAATTGCATAAAACGAGCGATTGTGCCGTGATACACTAGGACCCCTATTTGCCAAATTAAGTATGAGTGAGGGCAGAATTTCTGCATCGGCTCGCGCGACCCCGTAATAGGGGAATAGGGGTATGGGACATTTATTCATGTAGCCTCGGTGAAATGAATCACATTATAGAAATTAACATTCCCGATAACTCGAAAACATTAAGCTTGGTCATAGAAGGACCAACTGGTCACTCTGCTTTTAAGGAATTACCGAGGCGTCAGTGCCGCAAGTTCTTCCTGTGAGGAAGATTCAGTTTCCTTAGTTGTGGTTAAAACTAGGTGCCTACACTCGTATCCGCCGCATTCACCCGGACTGAATTTGAAATGGCAGAAGGAGCCACAGCCGCCGATTGGTCATAGTAAGGGCATATGGCTACATCGATCCACTCCGGTCCTTCGGTAATATGGTCCGCTACTAACGTGGCTCGGAAGGTAGTAATGTTTCCAGTTGTAAGGAAATTATTCGAACCAACTGGTAGTCCTTCAGTGGTGACCCAGTCGTTTACGGTCCAACCCGGACTAACACCGACTTCGATGTAGGACAGGCGGGTACCCGTCGGTACATTTGTGGTTGTAAGGGTAAGTGTAACCACACCTCCCTCATTGATCGTGGCGGAAGTAGCACCAGCTATTTTCAAGTTGTAGGTAGCTTGGCCTTGCGGCGCCGTCTGCTGCACCGTTATAGCCGCTGTTGTTGTCCGTGTGTGCCCAGTTCCAGAGAAATAACCTGTGACGGTAAAGGTCCCTGTGCTGTTATACACGAATGGGCCTGATGTCGCAGTACCGTTCGCTAAAACACTTATGTTGGGCGACGTATAGCCGTTGCCAGATGTAAAGTAAAAGGTCGAGTACGGAGTTGCACCAGCTAGGTGCACAGTCCAATTGGCTCCAACCATATTTTGGCCAGTTGCAGATATAACCTCGTTCCCAGGTGTGATAGATGTTGGCGGGGTAGGCGAGCCCGCAGTGCAGATGCGGGCGACAGTGCCTACGCTAGCCCCGTTCTTCTGCGCAACCATTTGGTATCCAACGACGGACCCGAGTGTTGAAAGAGCCGGATTGACCAACAAATATACGCCACGGCTATCACCTGGGTGTCCTTCAGACCACACGTTCTCATAGGCAAGTTGGGCTGCCGCGGAGGCTGCGTGCGCAGTAGCATAGATATATCCGGTGCTGATGATGCCCCAATCATGGCTTGTAACCGCCCATTGGCCGCACGTATCACCAGACACTATCGGCGGTACCGAAGTGGTGATTAGTGGTGCGGGCGTTGATGAACTTGTTGCGGCCGTCGTCGGCTGTGACGATATTAACACACCGGTTCTGGCCTCGGCACAGCACGCCTCTAGGTAACGAACGCGTGCCAGAACTTCGTTGTACTCAGACCTGGTTATAAGCCGTGTCCGAGGCAACGCGCCTGCGAATGTAATTGTTGTGAGCTTGCGGCCAGAGTACAGAGATCCTGGGTCGTATCCGAGGTTTAGGTCAACAGCGTCGGTCGAATACGTAGAAGTATCTTGATAAATACCGTTTAGGAAAACAAGTACATTTTTTTCCGTTGTCGGGGCCGCTGAGAGTCGGTAGGACTTTCGTCCGACACTTGTGATATTCTTATCCAAGTACATTTCGGTGCGCCATCCCGCACGGTCCGACTGGTCAAAAACCCAAATACGCACCTTCTCCCCAATCCTCGGCTGCACGTCAAAAATTATGCCGCGCTGGCTTGCCGTAAGGGCATACACCGCCTTGTGCTGATACACACCGCCGACAGTGACGATTATGTGATCCTTGGACTTAATGGGGATAAATATCTCATACGACTGCTGATCCGTGGTAAGGAAGTTTGCAATGCTGCAATTCGGCTCACCACCAACGGACTCTACATCAACAAACGAAATAACATCGACGCGCAGGCCCATTGGAATTGTCGCCATATGCTTTACCTCAGTGCCGACAACTGAGTAGTAGTCTGGATCCTGGAACGTACCGCCGATGAACATGACAAGGCGGCTACGATCACGGACTGGGTAGATTTCAAATGTTGAGGTTGACCCATCCGCCAGGTACGACTTTGTTTTCGGCACGAGATACGAAGGCTTACCCTCAGAGCCTGCTGGGTCGACCCACACAGGGCCAGTGTCAAGACCGGCGGCAGTGTAAACATCCGAGCCAAGAACTTCTGTGTAGACAATAAGACTAATGCGCGTGCCTGTGTCAGGAACGTAGGACAACGAGACTAGGCCGTCAGTGCCAGAAACCTGGTAAGAACTTCGTGCCAGGTACTTCCCGCCTACCAGAACAATGACTTTCTTATGCTCGGAAATCAGGTGACCCGCGTCAAAAGCTGCCGAGGTTCCGGAGGCCGTAAAATCTTTCCTATAGAACAGCGTACGGTTGCCGGAGTAGGCGTAGGAGGAGAACGAAAGGATTGAAACTGTCACGCCAGTTGGAACAGGAACCAAGAAGTCCATGCTGTTTGTCGCTGGAACAAACACGTATTCATACGTTTCTGCCAGACGACCATCCTTCATAATCAATACAGTTTCAGGCGTATCTGGGATAGTCGGTAGACCAAACGAGGACGTGACTCCCGTGGTGACCGTTGTAGTCTCCAGCAACATAGACTCGCTGCCTATGCCCTCAGTTAGGTAAAAATAGACGACGCTTATCTTTGCGCCGACCACAGGTTGCTGCAAGAACGTCAGGCGTCCCGGGACCCCCGTGGTAATTTGATATTTAGACTGATCTTCGGCCCTTCCGTTTACAAACACTAGGAACTGTTCTGGGTGAACAAGTGTTGCTGTCGTCAGACTTGCATCGAAACTGTAGATGTTAGAGGAGTTGGCAACAAAAGACTTGCGTCCTATTTCAAGAGTGCCCTCATTTGTAGACTGCACCGACTTCCGCCAAGTGTTCACACCGTGCCCAAGAACAAAATCTTCCGGTATTACCGGTGTTCTGCCGGGAAGGGCGTTCGCGGCATTGCGCCAAATAGCTAGACGAGATTCAATGCTTATTGCAGAGAACGGTTTCTCACGAACAACAAAACGATTCCCGATCTTGCTGTAGACTACTTTTCTGCTTTCCCCTGCCCCAGGGCCTGTAATGATTTGGACAATCACTTCTTCTTCACCATTCAACCAGAATCCGCAGTCGTTCTCAATGTCCAGGGCGAATCCATAGACGGTAGGGTCCGCGACGACCCCGACGTAACTGCGCAGGTAACCCAGGTATGACCAATTGATGCCGTACTTCACGGCAAGCCCGGCACTGTACTGTCCATCGTCACCGACCTGTTGGTCCATTACAGCAACGACGTTACCTGGCGACTCCACCGGCTTCATTAACTGCCGTACGTATTTCGTTGAGGCGAGTGCCGTGCCGTCAACGATGTTTACGTTGATAACCTCGCCAATGCGTCCAGCAGTAACGTAGACGATCATCTTCAGGCTGTACTCGGCAGACTTCGTGTATGGCACGGCAAACACGCCGTGCGCGAATAGTTCACCACTTTGTAGCAGAACACCCAGTTCTGCTATTGTAAATTGCCCGACTGCGGGTTTTCCGACAGGAATTTCCAGCGTCAACTTGACCGTGCTGTCGCCAACAGGCTCTATTGACTTAATGTTGCCGGTGTACTCAGTAGGGCCTACAATAGCCGTGTCGGCGACAGAAAGCACCACGCTTTGCGCGGAAGACACTGAAAACTTGGCGAGATTTACCAGGAACCCGCCGGCATCCGCATCACGGATAGAAGCGAGTCCTACGTTTGTTACTATGATTGGCATTGCGAAATCCTGTTCACATGAGTGTTACTGTCATCTCCACCAGACCGACCACGGCCCCTAGGCCGAAGTCAATCGGCTCTAGTTCGACGACAAAAGCATATTTTTCAATTACCAGATGGATTGGAGCAAAAATGAAAAACAATTCGCGCGTTTTCTCCAACAAGGACTGGCCAGACGCGAGAGTAAGCTGCTCTACGTTCCGTATATCCAGATCGAGGCGGACATGCGTTGTCTTGAACCATGGGCCGCCGTCGACTATTAGAGCACCCGCAGGGCTATCATAAAAATTAACATAATCGCGTGTGTACTGATTGTACAACCGGGTCTGTGCATTCAGTGCCAGGTCCATGAACTTGATAAATACCTCGGTACCATTTTGATCTGGGTACAGTGGTAGCTGAGACACCAATCTTATGAAGTTTTCTGAGTTCAGGTTCAACACGTCCTGGCTCAAATCGAAGCCGAGGATCCGAGCGGTCTCAAACAATACGCGTGGATCCGCGTTCTCATGGATAGAGCGTATGCGCTCAAGTTGGGAGATGGGACTTTCGACGTTAGAATCCATCATTGAGGCGAAAGCCTCGAGCATATCTACCCAGGTCTGATTTGCCTTTATGACAGTAGGCGCCAGATCAATAGCGTCTGCGAACGGATTTTCAATCTGTAGGGAGCTCATTTTACGGTCTGGGTGTTGTTGTAGTAGAGGCGCTCCGAATACTGGGCACCTATGGAGAGATTCCCGAGCGCAAAGTAATGTAGCTGTTTCAACACATTCTCAGGCGGCGTCATGTCCGCTGTCGGACCATGGACGTCAACGTAGTCAACTCCTTGCACGGTCGCAGCACCAATAATGTCGGAGATAGCGATTCGCTTGCCGAGCGTGGCGAGTCCGCGTGCGAATAGTGAGCGGATATTTGCGTCTACCTCCGGAATTATCTCTCCAGCAATAGCCGTGGATTTCAGTGCCACCGTAATTGAAATATCGCGAGTCAACTTAATTGGGTTGTACGTCTGTATCTGTATCGCGGCGTGTGAGGTCTTTTTGATCCACTCAAGAAATTCCGCCCACTGGGCGGTGGTAAAGGCATCAGCAGAGGTATCGGCAGGCAAGATGCATATGCGCACCACATTCATCCAACGTAAATCCCCTGGAGCTATGTCCTTCTGTGCTTGCACTGCACAGCTGGCGACATTGGGGTAGGACGTAACAATCGCTCGGTAATCCTGCGGCGTCACAGCCCGTGTCCGAGCCTTGTAAAGGTGCGGGGCCAAGGACTTGTAGTAATTCGCAGGCTTTTCGTCGGCGCCTCCAATGATACCGGTGAATGTCTTACCGATGATGGTGGGCACCGTGTTGACGCGCACCTCTAAATTTGAGCCGCCGTTGTTCCCGACCACGCCGTTAGTGACCGCGTATGTAGCTCGAATGGTGGTGCCGATTGATGGTAAGGCTCCGTGGTACCCGTCACCGAATGCCAGTACCACCTCACCAAGGCCAGAGGTGCTATCGTAGTAAACACGATCGGTCGGACCGGCGTTCCAGATACCTTCATTGATGGGCTCCCAAAGAACCGCATCTCCAGTTGCAGGGTTTACCATCTCAACCATAAGGTCGAAGTTGGAGATAACGAACCCAGGTTCACTCAGATAAAGTTCTTTAAACGATACCGAATCGGCTGCGAATGTTTCTACACGGACTTCACCCTGAAACAGTGCCACGTCTGTGGAAGATACCGAGCCTGCATCAAAAAATACAGTGTCTCTGTTGAAAAATGGGGCCCCGTTTACCGTAAACTGTGTAAACTTTTTCAGTACCAGAGGCACGGATGGGTCGGTACTACGGACCAAATCACAGTTCGTAGAGGCCGGGGCTTTACGGGAAATTCGGACACCCAGCATCCGGGCGATTGCGTAGATAGAGCTTTCCCTAACAGCCGTGCTGAGGAAGCCTTCGCGCGCAGCGCTCTCAATAGCGAACTGGTTAAAGGCGCCTACCGCCGCCATCATTTCAATCAGTGTTTCACCAGTGCTTGACGTGAGCAAGTCACTCCAGGTGGCTTTCGAGTTCAGGTAAACCTGAAGCTGCATTACCAGGGCTTCAAAGTCTGGTTTTATAGTTGATAGTTGAAGCGGAATGCCTGCCATAATGTTATCCAGTAGCTAAGTTAAATGTGAATGTCGCGCTTTTATTCCCAAGTGCCGGTATTTGATACTCTAGGGAGACATAATACTGCTGGTTTGGATAGTCAGGCAACACTTCCGTGTTTTTTAAAACAATACGCGGCTCCCATTCCTCGATTGCGGTGATGATCTCACGTTTTATTCGCTCGGTGGTAATCGGGTCCATTGGATCGAACAGTATGTCCAACAAATACGACCCGAAGTTGCGCCTAAACACCCGCGTTTTCTTGCGGGTGCCTAGTATCGTCACGACCGATTTGTTAATCGAATCCTCATTAAACACCAGCTCAAGGTGTGACTCTGAGTTAACATCAAGGTTAACATCGGAGAACACCACAGAGCCTGCATTTTTTGTGGCTATTAAATTTGCCATATACGGCTCCCCAGTCAAAGATTATTTGCAAACACGTTAGGACTTCCGGTCATCATTGAAGATCCGCAGGCAACTTGGTCCCCTATGCGACACCTGGGAATGCCGTTGACATGGACGTTAGGACTGCCAGTCGCTGCTACACTGCTGTGACAGGTCCCGCAGCAATGTGTCGCCCATTGATCACCCAGCCTATGGACGGGTATTCGGTTGCTATGCACATTAGGGCTTGCTGTGACGTTGGCCCTTGAAGGCCAGCATCCGTGGCCCGTGCATACATCACCTAGGCGTACTGTTGCAGGCATAAAATCTCCATAGCAGGTTAAATTAGATCAAGACGGTAGATTGCCGCGAATGCCTGGCCAACGGGCCAACACTGGAATCTCCGGCCCGACTGGCAGAGGAATGCCCGGAGGCGAGGACGGGGTACCTCGTTGAGGTAGATCGTCATTGATATATGGCGCGGCGCGTAACATACTCGTGCTACTGTGGTGTTCATCCGTCTTTTCTGTGAACACCACCGAATTACCAGCAATCGCCTGTATGTTATCTCCACCGGTGTACTGCTCGGTATTACCGCGTGTCGTAGTTACCGTACTGCCCCTTGTCTCCTGACGGATCGAACCCAATGAGATTACTGTTTGATCTCCGGATGTTTGAACGGTTTTTGTCCCAAGCACAATTTCCTTATCACTACCCTTAACGATAGACACCTTATTGCCGTCCACTATCTCGGTCAAGTCACCTTTTACATAGGACGTGCGGTTACCCATGACCTTCTCCACGACATTACCCATTACCTGCAAATTAGCGTTACCCTCAATGAAGATATTGAAGTCGCCGGGGCTGCGGATAAAAATCTCTTTCGTCTTTGTGTCGATACAGATTAGGGTAGAGTTCTGGTATAGGAATACCTTTCGATCCGGATAGTTGAGGCGCATCTCAAAGAGCTCCGTCCTTTCGTCAACTATGTATCCAGAGTACATCGGGTGCTCGGGGCTCCCATTTTGGAATTGCAGTAGAACTTTTGTTCCTATCCTAGGGATATCAGTTGACCCGGATGTTGCAGAGGCGCCATCCACATGGTGGTAATCAGGTATCGCCCATGGCAGGTCCTCATCTTTGATGCCGTCAAATATGCCCTTGATACGTGCTTTGACCCGGCAGAGTTTCTTACCGTCATCCGATTTTGAATCATCGTTGGCTGTCACGGTAGCTTCATACATGATGTTCTCACGTATGCCCTGCCCCTGCCCCATGTCTTTAGAAATGTTTAACATGTTAGTTCCAAGTCCTTCCCAAATCTCGTGCCCTATACGACGCAACCGCGGCATCCGCTTCCATCTCCGCAAGTTTTGCTTCAATGTCTGTTGTATTTAATTCGGGCCTATAAAGATACCCGTACGGAGTGGTAGGCTGCCAGCCGTAGGTATCTAGGCCGATACGTCTGGATATCCCACGCTGCGCCGCGTCCTCTATGTTCTGTGCCCCGCTCCGATCAGTCAGCGAGTAATTTGGAACAACAAAAGCATTGTCGACCACACGATCAAAATATCCTCCAGGGTACTTGACGCCATCGCCTAGGTCACTAGGCGTAGGCAGATTGTTTGCCGTGGCAACGCAAGTGTTCCAAATCCCCGCAAACTCCGAGGCGACCCTGGTGGAGTTAGTTTGTATTCCGGCTGTGACGGCAGAAAATTGGTTGTATATCGCAGCACCGTTAGGCAACGACGAGATAGAGTGCTGGACCGAGGACATGGCGAATTTAATGGAACCCAGGACGCGCCCTGTGTCATTCAACTGTTTAGCCGCTCCCAGGCCGTAAGCAAAGCTGCTCACGATACCGTTCGGAGTATTCAACACCGATGTTCGTAAATTTTTTGTCATCCCCACAGCAGAGCCTAAAGCAGCTTGCAGAGACAGCGCAGACTGCCGGGCTTGAGTGGCCACAGCTAGAGTCGCAGCAGAGGCGCCGAGCACTGCGTTAAGTCCTGGAATCGAGGCGCCCAGGGCGTTAAGCAGGTACTGCGGGTTGGTAAAATTCCGAATCTGTGCGATTGCTGACTGTAGATTGGCCACAGATCCATGCACGGAGGAATTAAGAGCGTTGGACGTGTTGCGTAAGCCACTCATGACCGAGGAGCACGAGGAAGCTAACTCTGCGGCCAGTCTAACGGAAGGCAGGGAGTCCGCGGCAGCAGGCACCGTAGGATTTATATTCACAGAGGGCAGTACATTATCCCTGTCCTCGGAGGGGCTTGAATTTTTCAAGTTTGATTCACCTTTTGTTGTAAGGCTCATACGCGCCAGCTCAATGCGTTCGGCATAGGACATGCCGCCTTTAACAAAAATTGTCTTCCCGATCACAACATAGACGTCTGTGTTCTTAATCGGTTCGGTTAAATCGGCATTTGACTGTCGATAGACAACTGGATCCAGAATCTGTACGTCAGTAACATCGGTTGTCAGTATGGAAATGCGCTCGCTGAATAGCGCTAATTGTTTGATATTTTGGTAGACCGCCCGTTGGTAGTTTTTGTGGGTATTCCCGCACTCTAAGGGCCCGTATTCTTTCCTCGCCCTGCCAACTGCCGACGCCACATCGGAATTTATGGACAGGAAGGAGCCCTTGGTTTTAACATCGATGCGTTTGTGTTCCTCTTGTTCACCGGTTAGAGAATGGGAAAACCGTGTTGACCCGTAATTCTGCCAACTGTTCATCAAACCTGAAACAGAGCGGTCCCGGGCCTGCCTGACCTGGTAAGTGATCTTTGAGTTATCGTTCGACGCCGTTGGCGCAGAATGGATGAAAACGCGATTTATTTTATCAATCGCCGTAGCAACTACGTCAATTATATTCCTGTACTTTAGAATGCCTGAAGAGGTTGCCATTAGCACCATAGACGACTGTTCATCTATGTATCCTTTACGGCATATATCCTGGGCGTGCAGTGCGCGACTACTACACACTGCCCTCCATGTTTGAGTATCATCTGTCTGCCTACCGTTGAAGTCCTCTGGACCGGAATACTCCATGCTGCTGCGCTCGGCCAACCGCTTTAACGCCTGACCCGAGTTGCCCTTGGTTGATTCCACAGCCGACGCAGTTAGATAGTTAGGAGCATCTAAAATTCCGACCGCCGTAATCTGCGGACCGAAGGCAGTTATGGTCTGGCGATGTCCGAATAATCTGTATCTGCGTGGTATGGTCTCTAAGGCTCCAGGAGATTTTCCAATTGTGATAACAAACTGATTGCCGTCGGTCAGGGCTAGATCGCGCCCTAAATGTCCGGAGGTATCATTAAACACAATTTCAAAAGCAGGAGACAGCGCGCCATTGCCCTCGGCCAAGACGATACGCTCAACCAAGTTCATGGACGACGGTATTTCACTCCCGTCGATAGTCATGTGGACATATATTCTACCGTCTACGATTATCATTGTGGATCACAAACTAAATTGTTATAGTGCGTAGGACTTCACGATTAGGGCGACTTGAATGCTGCGTAACTATCGATACTAAGGATCCAAGGTCTGGAATTTTCAATGAACGACCTTCAGTAATATCTGAGTACGATCCAAGACCGTTATAGGCCATAATCATCCACCAGAATTCGTCCGAGCCGTACTCATTCATAGAGATTAAGTCCGGCGCTCCACGTTCATCTTGGCTAATTTCATGGATCTTATACGTCTTAATCCTTTGAATTTTTGACACCAGCATGTCTTTGAGCGGATCTATGCCCATGCTGTCTACCTTCACACTAAATACACGTTGGTATCTAGAAAACATGTCACTCATGATCAGGCTCCAAACATTTTATCAATATCTTCACTGGTAAAGCAAGAGAAGAAACTTTCAACCGTAAGACCGATCGTCATGTTGATCGGGATACCAGACGCATCGCATAGCGTTGATATGTCGGAGCTCACGTTGGTGACAATCACATTCTGCAACCTCAGGTAGCTACCAATGTATAGGTCAATCTGGCGCGAGTCTCCTGAAATTCCTATCGCACTCCCAGTGGCCGAGGCAATGGTAGGTCCCGGCTGTGTTAGGATACCAGCAGTACCCTCACTCGGTGCACAGAGTTTTAACAGCGCACGGTGCTTGTCCCTAACATCGGTCGCTGCATTTTCCTCAGCATTGAACACCATTTGAATTGAAAAAGCCATAGGCGAGGTGGAGTCCCAAACTTGCACAGACTGCGCCTTCAACTTTGTGGAGATACCGGCGATGTTAAACGCCCCCTGTGTGATTGCTTGAGCAATGCCGCCGAATTTGCCGGCTGCCGCGCCGACGGCAGAGGCAATGTCTGTCCGACTGAACGGAGAGCTCCACTGGGAGCTAAAGTCGATGTTGTAGCGTTCTGGCAGGAAGGCAATGATGGGGAATATCTTACCCCCTGTCCTTGTCAATGCTTGATCGCCGCCGCGTACCTCAAGACGCACCTGGTAGTGAGGATTAGCCGAGGGCGTTGAATACTTGGTCGAGGCAGCACCAGGCACAACAGCCGTGTTTTGGGAGGAAAATGGAGCAGGCATGGTAGGTTTGGCTATACGTGGCCGATGTTCAGGAGAATCAGGCCGAAGTCAGAAATTTGGAGCGGAACTTCATCCAGAGTAGGCTGTGAGGAACCGCCGCGAGATTTTGTATCCGCAGCTCGTACCACAGGCTGAGGTGCTGCCTGAGACTGCGGGGCCTCTGCGACTCTAACAGTTTGCACTTCGACTGGAGTTTGCGGTCCAACCATCGGCTGCGGTACCGCTGCAACGGTTGCTGCCGTCATTGGCACGTGGGCTTGAGATACAGAGGAGTGGGAAGCCATGGCGGACGCTAGTGCTGCGACAGGCAGGGCCGGCATCCGCATCACGGGTCCAGGCTCTGTTTTCAACGCCGTAACAGCAGTTGCCGGTACGGCGCCTGCGGTAGTCGCCGTCGTCCGCTTGTAGTCCTGCAGCGAAGCTGTGCCACGCCCAGCCCCAGCCCCGGCCCCGGCCCCAGTTGCGGCGGCAGCGGCGCCCGTATTCTGCGCACGTTTCCCCGCCGAGGCGATTGCGTTTTTATTCGCGTCGATGAACCCTTGAACGGAGCCTGCTGTGCCGCCGACATTCAGGCCCATATTTTTCTTAACCTCATCGCTCAGCGGAGCTCCAGTCCGGGCCGCGTTTATGATCTGCGTGGCGCCTCCGGCTCCTTGTTGGTGTGCTAAATATATGTTGTCAAGTGTAGGATCAATGCCCCGGCCCTCAAGTGATTTTTTATTGTCCTTGTATAAGCGCGCTGCCGCATCTATGTTCTGATCTGGATCGAACCTGTTTTTCAGCCCGTATTGTTTCGCAGTGCCGCTGGTGAATTGGAATAGACCTGTTGCACCTGTAGGAGATACCGCATTCGTGTTACCCCCACTTTCCATCTGTGCCATTGTCATTAGGTGCTGGGGGTCGATGCCGTATTTTTCGCTGGCCTTGGCAATCCGGTCCTTGGTATCCTGTGCCAACCCACTGCCTGCGCGAAACTTCTCACCCGAAGCCTCGCCTGCCTTAATGGCAGCTGCCTCGCTTTCATTCCAACGCCCAGCGGCAATGCCTTTTGTGTTGCTTGTTTGCCGCGTGCGTACATCTGCCATGGTCTGTTTTGCAGCGCCTAGACCTGTACGGAGCTCGGCACCTGCCGCCGAGGCGGCAGTGCCCATTGTTTTCGAGGCAGCGGCTAGTGCCGCATGTACTCCGTCTTTCTTGCCGGTCTCAATTATTTGCCCACCAGCGGCGCGTAGACCAGAGACCATGGCAGAAGCAGCACCGTAAACAGAGCCGCCTAATTGAAGGCCTGCGTCCTTGAATCCTGCGAGATAGTCCTTTAGGCTATCTTTTAAGGAGTTCGTGGAGTCAGCAATCGGCTGTATGGCCGAACGCATATCCTCTATGTTAGATTCCCAATCTTTGCGCAGCGCCAGCCTGGCATCTTCACTGAATGGAGCCATTGCAACCGCAGCACCACGTCCAAGTATGTCACCGATTTTACTATTCTCAAGCCCCGAAGTCACTGTGGTACCTATGGAGTCTATCAGCTTTTGGCCGCCAAAGTAGCCGGCTATCCCGCCTATAGCTGCGCCTACAGGCACGCTTAGTCCCATTGTGGCGGGTGCGGCAAATGCGCCCAACGCGGCCCCAGCTTGGGCGCCCAATACTGAGCCGGCAACGCCCCCAGCAGCATTGGCAACACCTTGGGCTTTTTCTCCCTCGGTCTTTGTGTCGTCCTTTAGCACGCCGTACGCCTCATACGCGCCGACGGCTGGTGCTATAGCGGCGCCGAGTGTGCGAGACACGGCGCCCAGAACGCCTGAACTGGTCAAGCCACGTAGGCCGTCCACGGCTGGAGCCGCGACCTTGGCAGCCGAAGCACCGAGACCCTTGATCTGACCGAGCGCGGAGGCGCCGTGCTCTCCTGTCCGGACAAGTGCGGTGCCTAGGCCTGACTTAGCGCTTTGAAGTAGCCCAGATCCGGATTTAAGCGCCGATCGTCCAGCAGTAAGAGCACGGCGTCCAAGCTCTGGAATTTTAGCCAGGGTGCCGCCGCCACTCTCTAAGGCAGCTATCGAACGGGCTCCGACATTCTTTATCGTGGTTCCTGCGGTGCTCATTCCGGCTCTGGCAGAATCGAACAGGCCACGACCAACGCCAACAACGCGCGACCGCGCATCACCCAATTTTGTCAGAATTTTTGAGCCTATTCCAGGTCCTCCGGGTCCGGGAGCAGGTCCTGTGGGAACCGGCACTTTGGCCTTGCCGCCTTTTCCGGCCTTGCCGCCTTTTCCGGCCTTGCCGCCTTTTCCGGCCTTGCCTCCGGCGCCGAATAAATCAAATATTCCACCGCCAGAACCTTGACCTTGACCGAGCGTAGCCTTCAACATTTCTTTATGTTGAGACTTGAGGATTTTTACGATTTTGTTGGTTTGGTCCTTGAAGATGTTTTGCAGGAGAAGCAAGTTCTCCTGTGTATCTTCACTGGTGCTTTGGTCGAGCGTGAACTCTCGATCCGCGTCGCGCTTGCGTAGGGCCTCGCGCTTTTTTGCCTCATCCTCAGCGTTAGTTAACGCAGATGCGACCCGTTTAAGGTCCTTGCCTGAGTCCTCGATTGGACGGGCGCGCAACTCCGCTCCAGATTTCGGCTTCTGGAGCGAGGCTGCGGACATTACGGGCTGCCTAGGCACCGATGCCGGTATCACAATGTTGTTTGCGTATGCCTCTGGATCCGCAACACGCTGTTCACGTTTTTCTGCGGCACGATCCGCAACACGTTGCTCAAGAAAAGAAAGTTCCCGTGCCATTTTTAATTCCTGACGTTAGTACATTCGGTATCGCGTTCTGGGTAATGTACTATTTTACCGTACTTGCCGTTTCACGCTCTTTTTTATATTTGGCATAGTAGTACAACAGAGCTTTGCTCGGCATGTTGTCGTCTGGCTGTATATTCCTAAATCGCGCCAGTTCATACTGCATGTCGAGCACCGCTTGCTCAGAATTTACCGGAAAAAAGATAAAGCATCCAGGGCCAGCGTGTGCGGACGCTTAATCCCACATCCTCGGCACGTTAGCGTTGTCGTCTCCCGGATGCCATGCACGACCTGTTCGTTGACTGAGGAGGCAAAGTCAAACAGCGCTAGATCCGGCTGCTGCTCAAGTATGGAGATTTTCTCTGCCAATGAGGTGCCTGCAACCCACTGAGCAGGACCGATGATAAGACGGAGCTCCGGATCTTGAAACGCCTCCTGAATAGCTGCAAGATCCCGTACACGAGGCCAGTCCAACGCAGTACCAGGTATCTGCGGATCAGGCAGACCCTCAAGATCATCTGGTACCGACACGATCTCTACGTCGGTCAGATGGATGATCTCACTGTTATGTGTTAGGCATGGAGAGTAGGTAACTGGACCAGCGGATAGCAGGGATTCAAATTCTGGATCATCGTACCTGATTCGCTTGCCGTCGGCGTCCATCGGCGACTTCTCTTCGCAATGCCACTCAATAACGTAGGGTGTTTTTGGCATCGAATGGATGCGTAACCACATCAGCAGATAGTAAAAGTCTCCTATCGTGATTTGGTCTATGTCCTCAGAAATCACCAAATCAATGGCGCGCAGAAGGTGCTGAGGCTCTTTTAACACCGCGGCTTTGGAGATAAGTCGGAGCTCCAAAACAGTCAGTGGTCGGACGTACAGGGATTTGAAACTGTAGGAAACAAAGTTCGACGGCAAGTTGCCGATGTCCTGATAGCGAGAGTCGGAAATTTGCGCTGACCGGCCTTGCTCTGTTGTGTGTTTCATGCTATTGTTGTCTTTCTATATTTCCGTTAATAGTGCGCTGTTAATAAGAAATCACAATGTTATCGATACTGAAGGACTGAGTCAGTACCAACCTGCCGTTGTCGGTGTAATTCATGCTAAACGGCGACGTGTCTGCTGGCCAAACACCGGCAAGATTCCATACTGCAATTTGGGCATTCTTGGTGTCCAACAGTTGAACCTTCCAAGAACTCTTATAGTCCTTCGGCATCGAATAGGCACCGGTATCGAAGTTTTTTATCCTAGACTTCCAAGCCAGTATCCATTTGAGCGACCGTGCCTCACTGTCCATATAAAATGAAGCATTGAATGCCGCTACATTGTGAGTTCCCGGGAAGTACGTGAAGCCTGAGCCGTTGTAGTGCGCGTCATTAACCGCCACATTGTTAAACGGCAGGTCAATGGACTCAAGATAGTCAGAAGGCAGATCGAATGGAAGAACAGGGCTTACCCACTTGAATGACAGTATCGGGTCTGGCCTGTTCATCAATTTTGAAATCTGGGTGAGTTCTGAAGCGGACATGCCAGACTCTTTACCGGTTACACAGCGAAGGCGCGGTCGTATTTAAACGAAGCACTGAGCGTGATGATTGAGGCTGACGAACCGTTGAACGAAAGGTCAGGCACCGTAGTGACAAACATGTTCTCGATTTTGTACTCTATGACCTTGGCGCCTTTTTGGTCATAAATGGTAAGGGTACCGTCACGCGCGTACTCCTTCTTAAACGCGCCGTGCTGCGACTCACGGCTGCGGATGTACTCCGCCCAGGCTTCCAGCGTCTGCGTGATTTGAGCGCTGCGGTTTTCCACGTACTCAACGGACATATCGTGACCGTAGGTAAGGTTGCCTGCGTATTCAAGCGTGTGGCCAAATACCTGCACTTCCACCGCATTGATGGTCATACCCGGCTTGACCGCGGACTGGCATTGCATCCGCAGCGCGTTATCAAAGGTCCCAACCCCAGGGATGTCATTGATGTTGAGAAAAAAGTTGTCACTTAGCATCGGATCCAATACGGATGCGGCTACGTCCCCAAAACTCGGCTTTGGCATAATTAACTCCTAGTAAAATTGATTGATTGATTGATCGTGACCGACGGTTAGGCGGGGGAGAAACGGGCACCTGTTTTCTGGATGATGGCAGTCAAGTGGATCCGTTTTGCAGGCAGAACCGGGTCAATATACACGTCCATGATCAGGTCGCCTGCAGCGATGGTCTCTGGCAAGTTGTTGGATTCATCACACACAACATCGAAGCCGTAGATGCCGCGGGCTTCTTTGATTGGTCTGAGAAACCGTTCGGTAAGATCCTGCAGTTGGCTACGAAGTAGTGCGTCGTTGGGATCAAACACCGAGTACAGTGCAGCAAGGCTCAGGCTCTTTTCCAAGAACATCATCAAACGACGCACATTCACATTTGACAGCGCGGATGACATTGTTTGCAGTGTATCGGCCCCCCAAATTTTGATACCGGCACCGGTGATGACTCGCGTAGCATTGACCTGCGAGTCATACAGGGTATCCCGATCGCCTTGGTTATAGGTGTGACGGACGCCTAGGATATTCAGGCGACCTCGATTCATACCCGCCGGAGCAAACCACAACTCGGCCTCAACATCGGTTCTGGCATACGCGGCAGCCACATGCCCCGAAGGCGGGACGTAGAGGCGCCGATCGTTGTATTCGTCCAAGATGAGGTAGTCAGGCGTGTAGAGCGCCGCGTAACTGGAGTCCAACATCAAGCTGTTGCGCCGGTAATTCAGCGCGTCAGCCACCCGCTGTTCCATGGCAGGAACATCAAGTATGGCCATGCAATCCATGCGGTCCCTGCAAATGTCGTCCATCCGCAATTGCACGGCTGGCACTGCGTATCCACCGTTAATCATCATGTTGAGATCAATTTTTTCAGGGTCGCGGTAGAGTTCCCATGCATTCGCAATATCCGAGGTTGTTGCCCGCGTACCATCGCCGCCGCCCTCAAGCCTCACCACGTTAAGCGTGTTGATGAACACGCGGGAGGGATTCGTCATGTATGCCGCGTTGTCGTAATTCTGCTTGACGCGGATGTAACGTGAGCGTTTGTTCACGGATTCCTCGAGGTTCAACTGGACACCGTAGCCGTCAGTGCGGAAGTCCAGGTGAACGAGGAAGGATTCGACTGGCCGATTGATGCCCTGCGTGTAAATATCCAGGAAGAACGTACCGTCGGAGACCCGGGTGTTCGGATAAATATGGACCGTGAGGTCCATGTTCCAAGTGCCGGGGTTCTCTGCGTACACCGTGAACAGGTCGGAGCTCGTGAAGTTGTGCACCGCAGGGTCCGCGGCACCCAGCGTGTACGGAGTCGATTCGTTCATGTTGTTGTTGATACGACACACTGCGCCGCCATAGAGTGCGCCCGGTGCAACCCGGGTAACGTACAAACGACTTCCCTGCTCAAGAAACGCCAATGCACAGTAGTGCATGTAAGTTAGTGACGCATCCGGTTTCCCGAATGAAAACAGGAACTGTTTGGTGTCGGTCACCAAAAAAGTCTGGCCGACGGGGCCGCGCGCAGATTCACCGACGATGGCGGCAATGGAACTGGAAGCTGCTTCTACCCGCTGGGATAGGTCAATTTCGTTCACATATACGCCTGCGGAACTGTGATTAAAACCCATATTCTCTCCTAATTGACTTGCTGGTACTGTACGGCTAAAATTACGATATTACGACAGGGTCACGCGTATAGATAGGTAAGACGTGTTGACGGATGCTCTGGAACGGTCCGGATGCTGACACTGGCGAACGAGCCATAAACGAGAAACAGGCCGGCGCAGGGCACGGATACCACGGCGCCTGAGAGGTCCCGGAGCAGGATGATGATTGGTACGAACGAGTGTATGGCAATGACGGAGGAGATGCCAATCAGATCAAGGTCAGAGCTTTGATCGACTGTGGCGTCGGCGGAGACAAACTTTCCGCTATTTGGTACCCGCACGGCAATTGACTCCACCAGGTACTTTGACCGACGGTGTATGTCTACGACCTGAATTTTGAATTCGGTCAGGACAGTCTTGTCCAACGGCAGTATTTTATTCGTAGACATTTTAAATCCTTACTTCGGTTAATTGGTCACCATCCATAAGGATGTTGACGGACAGCGTGGGCTTGCCGGAGTTTACGGCAGCTACGTCTTTTAAGAAGCCTGCATACGTGTGTATCACCAGAGATAGTGACAGTTCGGATGCATCTGGAGACTCCGTTGAGCTGTAGGACGTGATTGGTATTGCAGCGGTTTCCGGTATCTCGACCCTAACGAGGAACCGAACATTGTCGCCTATAAGAAGCTCGAATTGTAGACCGCCGAGCATAGACAGTATGACCAGGCTTTCTGCCATTAGGAAGCAGCGTGTCGGATCGCTATCGATGTACTTCAATTCCATTCCTATGTTTATTGGAAATAGAAAGGCTTTTCGTGAGGTCGCCCGTGTAGCACCATCAGCGCCCATGCGGATGCCGTGGCGCTGTACAAACTTATTCGACCCCTGGTCGCGTATGCCGATAAGCTCGGACATTGATAGGTAAGAGTATGGGTAAGCAGTGCTGCCCTTGCGCTGGAGATCACGTTTAACCGAATCCGACGTGGATATCACCATGTTTTTCAGTTCCAACTCGCGTTCAAATGCCGTTCTTACGCCATGAAGGCTCATGAGCATTAAACTGCTTCTTGAAATTGTCTTTAATAGACTGTCACTTATGGACATAATCTCAGCACCTCACTGTAAGGGAAATAAAAAAGCCTCGTCCGATCGCGTGGACCTGAACGAGGCTTTAACAACAACAACAACACTAACAACGGCTTAGACTTAGACTTAGACTTAGACTTAGACTTAGACTTAGACTTAGGTCTGGCGCAATGTGACAGGCGACCGCGCTGCGGCCGGTACACTGGTGAACTGTGGCTTCGCTTCGGCTGCTTCGGCCGCCGGGCGATCATCCGGTTCCGCCGTGGTTTCTGTATCTGGTCTTGAGCGTTTGGCCAACACTCTCACGATACCCCCAGCCTCAGCGGCATACGCGGTTGAAATAGAACTCGGCATCAGTGTGTCGCCCGGAGAGTCAGGGTCCATATCGTCAGTAGAGTCATCACTTGGCTGTTCATCCTCCTCGTCCTCGTCCTCGTCCTCGTCCTCGTCCTCGTCCTCGTCCTCGTCCTC